CTTGCCGTAGACCGTCAGGCCGTCACTGACGGACACGTTTTTGCAGGAGGGGAACATGGTCTTGAACGCCGTCGCAATAGGGCAGTCTGCCGTATCGAGAAATCCTTTGGATTTGGCGTAGTTGGCCGCGTCGAGCATCAACACAATAGTTTTTTGTTTGCGGAAGCGAGACATAACAGGTCCTTTTGAGTAGTGGGTGACTGGAAACCTGCCGACTAGGGCAGACCGCCGCCCTCCCACTTTGGGAGGCCGACAGTCTGGCCTGTGGGCAGACTAGGCGGTCAACCAGGCCAGCGCCCAAGCTCTCCGTTCTCCCGTCCAATGATATTGGACGTGGGCGACTAATGAGGCCTTGCCGTACGGAATGGCGAGCGTCATCATATTATTTTTGAGGTGGCGGTCTGCAAGTATGCGCAGTATTACGCAGGGTGTGCAGTCGTAAACTTTGACCATCAGCACGCGTAGTTTTGCATCATCGTCCATTTGACTTCTCCAATAGGGGGTGGGTGACTTGAAACCTACCTACTAGGGCAGGCCGCCGCCCTCCCACTTTGGGAGGCCGACAGTCTGGCCTAGGGGCAGACTAGGCAAGCCAGGCGACTAGCCATGTGTGGAATTCCATTTGATATTCCTCACTTTCCTTCTCCATTTTATGAACGATGTGAATCGGTGCGATGGCGACCAACATTTTCCGCCAATGGTGCGATAGTGCGGAGATATCGTTTCTAGTTTTAGCCTTGAAAATGTCTCCTACGATATCGCAGGCTTGACGAAACAACAATGTTTCACAATCCATTCTACTGCTCCAGAGGAGTGATTGAAACCTGCCGACTAGGGCAGACCGCCGGCCTCCCACTTTGGGAGGCCGACAATCTGGCCTGGTGGAGGACTAGCCGATAATTCTTAAATTCCCTATCTTCGCTTGCGTATATGTTCTGGGCCCATCCTCAGTCAAACCGCTAATATACGGTTGAGAGGTTTTTCCAATCGGCTCATTACCGATTACGGAAACCAGCATGGTTCGTAGTTTCCCGTTGTACTCGCAAGCGATGATATCATCGACTCGAATCGTTTCAATTCCGACAATCGTCATTGGAAATTTTCCTTGAACTAGTGTGGTAAACTCGAAAATTTGTTTCTGCGTTCGTTGTCAGTCCTTTGTGAAATGTTGTTGAGAATGTTTTGCGGTTGCGTTGTGTGTTACTTACATCCCTCATTACTAATAGTATTGGCGTATGCATCGCATTGCAAGTAGTCTGTTTAAAATATAGCGTGAGATTGTTGGGCGGATGCATCGTAACTTGTGTGATACCAATAGGTTATATTGTTGGAAACTATTTTATTTTTTTCCGTTGAATTTTTGTTGAAAAGCCTGTCGGATACCTATTTGTCTGGCGAGCACCTCCCTGTCTGGGCGGATACCTCCTTGTCTGGCGAGCACCTCCTTGTCTGGCGAGCACCTCCTTGTCTGGCGAGCACCTCCTTGTCAGGCGGATACCTCAGGGCTGGCGGATACCTCAGGGCTGGCGGAGGCCTCCTTGTCTGGCGGATACCTCCGCGGATACCTCCTTGTCTGGCGGATACCTCCTTGTCTGGCGGATACCTCCTTGTCTGGCGAGAACATACGCCCGCGCGCGTAGCAATTATCATGCCAAACGTCGAATTCTTTGTTTTTTTGGCCGGGGGGTATGGCACCCCCCCAGACGGTGGGGGGTTCCTGCACAATTGATGCCCCCAATACTAAATGACACCCCTCCAACAATCAAGCACCTTCACCCCCATCCCCCTTCTCTTTCCTCTCTTTTCGACTCACATAATCTGGGTGTCTAGAAATAGCTACGTATACCGCCGCATAATGTCGTTCCAAATCTAGCTCTTTAGTCACCTTTAAGACAGAGCCAGTCTCTTTCCATTTGCGGACCAATTCCTCCTGCCTATCTTGAAACATCAACACGTTAAAACGAACCCTCTCATCCCTTATAGCAGAAAAGGCCGGGGTCATATTATATGTATTTGCCCAGCCCCTAATTTTTTCATGCTCAAACCTTAGTAGCTCATGCTCTTCACAATAATATAAAGCGCCCCATAGAAAATTTTCTTTATGTTCGTTCCAGTCTTGTTGTAAGACGGGATTCGTATGAGAGCCAGATGTCAAACAGGAATGGTGATGTGTAAATCTACTAGAGATATCGTAAGACGACCCAATATAGGTCATATTCTTTTTCTGATTATAGATTCCATAAACCCCGCACCCCTCAATCTCCCTATAGTCTACGGACACCTTCAAGAAATATCGCTTAACAAGCCCCAACTTCTTTGCCTGCCTGAGTACTGTCGACAGACTCTTCCCCAGGTGTTCCACCAACTCCGCATTCGGCCTCACAGCAAAATGCTCAGTCAGATAGTCAAGTTGACTCTCATCCCACCCATTCGCCCGCTCTCTCTTTTTTCTATCTTTCGAACCCTTATGTCTACCCATTTTTGTTGCCTCTTTCTGCCAACATTTTCTTCTGCCTGACGAATTGAAATTTAAAACGAAAAAAGGGGATAGGCTTTTGCCCACCCCCTGAATACTAGACTTAACCGCTCTAGCTGCGAAGATTTTAAATCACCCCCTTTCAAGAAATTTGTCGAAAAATCACGCTTTCCTCCTTTTCTTTAGGGGTTTAATTAGATAGTGGCCGATGAATCCTTTTACCTTCGGTAGGCCCAACTTCTCTCTATATACGTTTTCCAACTCTGTTATGGGGCACTTATCCCATTTCCAGCCCAACCTCACAATGAAGGAGATTAGGGGGGTTGCCAGGCAGATTCCCATAAGGATGGAATAGGGGCCTGGTTGTAACAGATAAAAATAGAAGGGGAGAGTTATGAGGGCCGGTATGGCAAGTCCATTAACGACAATCAGTAGGATATGAAACCAGACGATAACCAATAAGATGAGTTTATCAATCATAGGGGCCACTCCTTTTCGTTTAGTTTGAAATTGTTTGGGAACTTACTCCACCATATCATACACCATTTCAATACCGTCTAGGACCTCCGAGTTAAGGTGAGGTTGGCTCTTGTTCTGATTGAGTCAAGACTATGGTTCCTTTTAAGGCGTCCGTTTAGGAAGACGGTTTCTAGTTCGTCGGGAATATCGTTATTTATGTAGCTGTCACGAACAGTAATATAGGAGGGGCCATGAGACCCGGTCGTTTTTTCTAGTTTGAGGCGACCCTTTTTGCTGGCTTTGTCGGGGGCATCAACAGGGTCTTTATAAACGTCTTTCCAGCCGTACTCCCTTTCAATGGAGCTACACTTGAAGGCGAACTTCAAGGTGTCCCTATCTAGTTTTTGTAGGAGCCCACCGCCGCTACCGAAGGCAATGTTCTCAGCAGACCATCCGAAGGACTTCATCCTCTTAAGGATTACCTCTATCATTTCGATGTCGATTCCGTCGCCCTGAATGAGGCGGACTTTTGGGTTTAGAATCTTGTGGCCGCTTGAAGTGATAGTTCCGCCGAAAGCCTTCCAGAGGATTGAAAGGCATTTTAATACTACTTCTGGGGGGTCCCCACTGTCAGGGCGAATGACGGTGACGCCCTCCCTCTCTAATACTTGGTCCCTCAAGACTCCGCCCCACATATTCCTGCAGGCATCATAAATATCATAGCTGTCGCTTACACAGGCAATCGTACCAGTCGGATATTCGTCGAGCATATTCTGCATGGCGTCAACTTCGTGTTGTCTACCCCAACTAGTAATAGTGGAGTGTTCGGAGGCGGGAATCGAAAAGCCCGCCATCTCACAACCATAGTAGTCCTTAGCAAACTCTAATGCCTCCATAGTATCGGTGCCTCGGAAATTAACTAGGTGGGCGCAACCTCCAAGTCCCGCCGTCTCATCGCTAGAGACTCCCCTATATCCAAAGTCGTGAAGTTTAAAGTCTAGGCCCTCCATATCCCCTTCTGTCTCTCCCATATATCTCAAAATAATCTTCTTCATTTCGCGAGACTGAGTACAAACAGTTGTAGGATACCAGACCTTAACAAGTAGGGTCTCTAGGAGGTTGGGCAGCCAAAAACAGCGGTCGTCTGTATTCTCGATGGTCATGAGGGCGTTTTTAGTAGGAACGACCGTACCCTCTGGAACCGCCCTAATATGTACGGGCAGTCTCCCCTCATAGGTATCCAGAATATATTCCCAGCCCTTCCTATTAAAGGAGCCCTTGCCCATGTGCAATTCTATACGCTCCTCAGCATAGTCTATTTTTTCCTGCGTAACGACCTTCCCCTCCAAATATTTCTTCAGGTAGTATTGGAGACCGAAGAAGGTGGTCGTATTCCATTTTCCACCACGGCTCTCAAAGTAGGAGTGGATTTTCTTCGTATCCTTAGGATATTGCTTCCAGTGGGACTCTTTATAGCTGTCGGTCTTTAGAATAATGTTGTGAGACATATTGTGTGAGTTCCTTGGAAAAAAGTCTGTTTTCTCTTTCTTTTTCCATGCTACTAGTTTATCAAGCTCATTCAGAGCCCTATCAAAATCATCTCTACCGTTTTTCTGGGGCTGGACGGAAATCGCCCTATCGTCAAAATAGGCGGTCGCCTCAGGTTTACATCCCTCAGTGAAAATCCTATCATAGGGAAGGTCATGCTCTTGCATGTATTGCTCCATCTTCTTATGGGCCGTCTCCGTACTTGGCCTACACGAATAAATAAGGATGAAGTAGCCCCTCTCTCTTAGGGCTTCCAAAAACTCCCTGGCCCCTTCAAGAGGAGCCCCCATATTATAGGGCCCAGTCCACTTATAGTACTTGGAGATTGTCCCATCAAAGTCAACCGCCACCGTTCGCTTGCTCATTCTTTAATCGCCCTATCGTCCTGGGTAGTAAAATAATTCTGTAACCTAACATTATTAAATAGGTAGGGGTCCCTAAACAAAACACTACACCCCTTACAAGAGTGCTGCTTACCAACAAACACAAAGCCGCCCCCCTCTTTCAAGACCTTCTCAGACCTCACAGTCTCATAGCGAACGTCCAGACAGACAGGACACTGCCACGTTATTTCGCCCTTACCCATAGTACATATTTCTTTTCTGCATAACTTTTTCTAGTTTATTTCAACTAAAATAGCTATATTGGTGTAGTTGGTACGACATTCTATACTCTCACTGTGTATTATAGTAATAGATATTTAGGTTTTGTCAAGGGGTTGTCTTTTAAAAAGGGAAAAATAATTATGGCAGATAGTAAAGTTAATAAGGGGACTGGTGTTGCTAGTCAGCTCATAGTGCAGGCTCGCGAGAGTCTTCAAGCTAGTATCAATGAGGACCTGAGGAAACCTGACCCCAGCTATAGTCAGGCTAAAGCTGCCCTAGAAGAAGATGAGAATTCTAATTCAGACGGACCATAAAGTAGGAAGTTATAATGAAGACTCCAGAGGGGATGACAGAGCAGGAGGTACTTGACATAATTGATAATATTGCGAATCGCCTGGCTTACAAGTTTAAGTTTGGTTACCACACTGTGGAAGACATGAAGCAGCAGGCCAGGCTATATGCTTTACAAAAAATAGATAAGTATGATGGGAAAAGACCACTTGAGAATTTTCTGTGGACCTGTGTTCGAAACCTGTTGTTCAACAATAAGAGGGACAACTATGAGAGGCCAGACCTCCCATGTTTGAATTGTCCACTAAACGCCCACGACCCATATTGCGATAAGTCAACTAGCGGGTGTCTGGATTTTGCAGACAAAGCTAGTTGCGAACTATACGCCAAGTGGATGAAGAGAAATTCAGCCAAGAAGAATTTGATGGCCCCTATTACATTTGGTAATGTGGTAGATGAAAAAGAAGACGGTATGAAGACCAGCGTTGAACTAGATAAGCAGTTGGATTTGAAGACCTTCTTTGAGATAATAGAGGAAGACATTCCATTAGAATTTAAGGCCGACCTGATTAGGTTGAAACACGAAATTAGTATCCCAAAGATTCGCAGAGAAAAGGTTTATAGGGCCGTGAGGGCTATTTTAGAAGAGAGGGGACTCAATGAGCCGGAAGCGTGGTAAATTATCGAAGGCCGAAGAACAGTTCATTCGTCAGAATGTCCATGACTTGACCATGTTGGAAATCGCAGAGTCTATCAATAGGACTGAGGCGACCGTAGAAAGATTTTTGCAGAAGAAGAATGTTAAGAAACTGGGAGTCTTAGAAGAAGAACAGTATCAGCGCAATCTACTGCTGAGGTCTCTTAAGGAAAGGAGTTACTATCCTAAATTGGGAGACATGCTAACACCCTCAGAATTAGAGCAGTTCGAGGAAGATTGGGTAGAGGTAATGTTGCAGTTCGATAGCAACATCATGTATACGGAAGAGGTTCAGCTAAAACAGTGGATTCTTCTTCAAATCTTGGCTGACCGCTCTATGAAAAGTAGAAAGAGCGCCATGCAGGAGTCTGAGAATTTGCAAGTTCAAGTAGACATGCTTACCCAGATGGATGAGGAGGAGAGAGATGACAATCTCCTGAACAGTTTAAACCAGCAGTTGGGTTTCGCAAGAGAGGGTATGATTGCCTTCACTAGAGAACATGGAACTATCCTGGACAAGATTAAGGATATTGAGAGAAGCTTGAAGGCTACGAGAGAGGCTCGTGTCAAAAAGATTGAGGATTCTAGAACTAGCTGGCAGGGCTATTTGAGGGCCCTCGAAGATGAGCAGAAGAGAGGTAATGTGGGCGAAGACGCCGAATATAAGAAGTTGGCGAAAGATAAGGCCATAGAGAGGTTGGGCGCCTGGCACAAATATGAGGATGGCGCTGTAGACCAGCCCTTATTGACTCCAGAAAACGCCATCAGCCAGTTCGATAAGCCGGAGGATGAAGATGGATAGTAAAGAAGATTATAGTGTTGCCATAACGACTGACTTAAGTAGAGAGCCAATATGGGAACTACATAGAGTTACACCCTATACAAAATTCGTAACATTTCCAATTAATATAGATGAAGAAGGAATCGAAGTATGCCAGGTAAAGCCAGTAAAAAATCAGTACTCAAAGTATCTAGGGATGCAGCAGAACAGCGACCCGTGGACGACACGGTTGTTGGAGTGGACGATGGACCAGTTGGTGAGGTTGTTGAGGAGAAGCCTGTGGTAGAGGTGGATGTAGAGTCTCCTGAGACCGAAAATTTCGACCAGCAAATCTTGGCAGAGCTTAATGCCTTGAAAGCCGCCCTCACCTATGACGATGATAGTGATGATGTTAAACCAGCTTCAGCTCTTACCGTTCATGAACTGCATGAGGAACTAGGGATGGCTGGAAGTCGTAATGCCTTCCCTATCAAAGAAGAGGGTGCTAAGAGAACTGGACAACGCCCCGGTATGTTTATCAGCATTCCCAATAGACACCACAGGAAACATTTGAAGAGCAGGGGAGTCGAGCAGAAAGAAAAGTTGGGCAAGGGGGCCCAGAAGATTGACCCAGATAGACCAGTAAATAATTAAGGATAACTAGTATGTTTAAAATAGTAAAGAAGGCAAGTGAGAAGAAGCCAGGAGTTTTTAGTGGCGCTCAGTGGGAATTGACCTACAATTGGGAGCCCATCACATCATTCTCTTTAAAGATAGAGGCGGACGCCTACCAATCGACCGCCCTCACTCTTGTTTTAGCGGACTTCGAGTTTGAAGGGGATTGTACGGATTCAGAAGTAGTAATAGTAAAGGAACATAGGGGATGAGCAAAACAGCTTTAATTTGGGGTGTTGGGGGACAGGACGGTTCATATCTATCTTCTTTTCTGCTTGACAAAGATTACGATGTCGTTGGCGTAACAAGACGGACTTCAACTGACAACACTCAGCGTCTGGGGCATGTGCTGGAGGATGAGAATTTTAAGTTGGAGGAAGGGGATATTTTAGACCCTAGTTCCGTCAACGAACTTCTTATGGACTGTCAGCCAGATGAGGTTTACAATTTGGCTGCCATGTCACATGTGGGGACTTCTTATAAGCAGCCCGCTTTTACCTTTCAGGTTGACGCGGTAGGCGTCCTTAATATTTTAGAGGGAGTTAGGTTGTTCTCTCCTGATAGTAGGGTATATCAGGCTTCTACTAGTGAGATGTTTGGTAGTAATTATACTCAATATTCATACAATAGAGTTAATGGAGATATTGTATGGGGTGAATATAAGATTCCTCATACCAATAATGATTATTTGACTCAGTTGCGAGAGAGGGCGGATTGGAAGTTTCAGAATGAAGATACTCCGTTCGCCCCACGTTCTCCTTATGCTGTAGCTAAGTTGGCCGCTCATAATCTCTGTCATACATATAGAGAGGCGTATGGTTTGTTTATATGTTCGGGCATATGCATGAACCATGAAAGTGAACGTAGAGGATACAACTTTGTTACCCGTAAGGTTACTAGTTATGTTGCTAGTTTAATCCAACAGAGACACAGAGAGATGGGCTCTAAGAACTACATAACCAGCACTTTTGATTCCGGTGATGTAGACTCGTTAGGGCTGGGCAACCTAGAGGCAAAGAGGGACTGGGGACATGCTCTTGATTTTATCGAGGGAATGTTTTTAATGCTTCAGCAAGATAAGCCGGATGACTTTGTGTTGGCGACTGGCCAGACCCGTAGCATCCGAGACTTATTGACTATGGCATTTAACTATGTGGGGATTTCCGACTGGGAACCCTACGTCTATCAAGACCCAGAATTCTATCGTCCATCAGAAGTAGACTATCTTTGTGGAGATGCCAGTAAGGCTAAGGCCGTCTTAGGTTGGGAGCCAAAGATTTCTTTTGAACAGATGATTCACCGAATGATTGATTACGATTATGAGAAGGCGCAAACCAAGACGGGTTCGACCAAAACGTGGTGGACACATTTTTAGTGAGTTGGAGAAGAAGTGGAGAAGGGCCATTTACAAGAGAGATAAGAGAACTTGCTCTTGGCCTGGTTGTGGTAGTAAGTTAAGAATACAAATCCACCATATCAAGAGGTGGGTGGATTTTCCGTCGTTACGATACAATGTAGATAACGGCATTTGCTTGTGTAAAATTTGTCATCAGAGGGTAAAGGGTTATGAGGAATCGTATGCCCTTATGTTTAGGAGAATAGTTTATGAATCTAACAAAAAGAATAAATGAGTTACTGGTAGACCTAAGTAAGTGCGAGAGGCCGTCTGTAAGTCAATTTAGTGAGGTTCTGCAAGCTAATATTCGTAGAGAGCTAGAGACAAAGGTACGTTGTTTTGATTATGTAGTGGGTCTTCCTAGCAAGACAATTCCACTGTCTACTACTATTTCTGTTGAAAAGAGCTATTTTGTAGAGACTAGATGGGATGTTGTTCAGAGGGCTGTCAAAATACTTATTGAGACTGTTAAGGAGATGAGTATAATAAGAAGGGCTTTTTGGTATGATAATTTGTTTGTGAGAATAGATACTGGTCTTACTATGAATAGTGAAGTAACACTTACTGTTGAGTGGGATGTGTATACAGACGAAGCTAATGATATTGAGATTATGAAGAAGGAGGCATACTTACTATGAACAAAAAAATAATCTACGAATATGAAAAACCAAATGTAATCACCTTAATAGTAATCGAATATGAATGGAAAGATTCTCTACCAGGTATCATTCCTCTCAACGAAAGAACAACAGAAACTCATTATGATGTAAACATGTGCATCCATTTATTGGGATGTTATGATGGTCCATTAAATTATAGGGTTGGGTTCTATACAGATAGAGATGCGTGCATGAAGTTTGTAGACGATGTTAAAAAGAGTAAGATGGAGTTTTACATAGAGTATGCACCGTTGAACGGAAAATATCATATGCGACACTCCCTAAAAGGGGACTTCAAAAATGTGTGACCACAGAGGCTATCCAGCCATCAAAGATAAGCTGGGAAATAAGGTGGATGCAGGTCATTTCTATTGTCGTGCTACTACCTACACCTACGAAATGGAACAAAAGCCCCACTATAGAGATGTAGAAGAGCCTGGTGTTTACTATGTATGCGCAACAGGGTCTTTCTATTCCTATTTCGATGGTCAAGATTGGCATGATGGCTATGGTGATTCTACCTTGATTACTGATTCTAATATTAATGGAGAAAATACTCCATACTCCCCCAAATGTGGACAATTCTATTTCGACTTTCCAGAATCCGTTCCTATGGACGTACTATCTGATGTTGAATTCATAAACTCCTTGGTCGTCAGGTTAAAAAATGTTCACTATAATTGTTGATACAAGAGAGAAGATGCCGTGGACTCTCACGGCATCCACTATTGATGGTGCTATCTCTAAAAAGTTAGATACGGGCGACTATTCTATCGAAGGCTATGAAGATAAGGTCTGTATTGAGAGAAAGAGGGATGCTGCGGAACTAGCAGCCAACGTCTGTCAGGCCCGCTTTAAGTCTGAGCTAGAGAGAATGATGACCTATGAATATAGATATCTCATCTTAGAGTTCAACATACAGGATGTCCTAGATTATCCGGTGGGTTCTAGTGTACCCCCAGCTAGATGGAAAAAGTTAAAGACCAGGGGGCCCTACATAATGAAGTGTATCTCCCAGTTTCAAGTAAAGTATGGTATTAATGTGGTGTTTGCAGGGAACTCCAGGAATGCCGAATACGCAGCAACCAATATAATGAAGAGAATATATGAGCGACTACATACCGATTCGCCTGAGAACTGAGGAGGATAATGCCTGGTTAGGACTAGGCAATGTCTCAAAACTAGACATTAAAAATCCTCTGGCAGATTACGACGAAGAACGCCCAGGTTATGCAGAGATGAAACTTATGCGTAATCCTGAGTACCTTTCTTTTGCTGCCGAAACTCTCATGGGAATTGATAATATCCCAGAACAAAGTATGGTTTTGGAAGAGCTGTGGAAGCGGCCTTTTCCTATGTTCGTTGCAAGTAGAGGATTCGGAAAAGCGGCACCCTTGAACACTAAAGTTAGAGTTAAAGGTGGGTGGAAATACATACAAGATGTAATGCCTAATGACCTAGTATATGGGTCTGATGGTAAGCTAGCTAAGGTGACTTGGGTTAGCGGAAAACAACCTAATCTCAAAATGTATAGAATTACATTAAGGGATGGTCGTGAGGTTGAGTGTTGTGAAGACCATATGTGGAAGGTGTGGGATAAGAACAAGAATAGAAATAAGAAGGAGGTTGTTTGGTCTGAACTTACTACTAAGGAGATGGTGGTTCGCTATTACTATGATAGAATTGGGGAGAAGTCTTCAGGTAGAGAGTATGTATACGCACTCCCAATTAATGAGCCTCTATCTTGTGAAGACGATGTTGACCTACCTTTACATCCTTATATCTTAGGGGTGTTGCTTGGGGACGGCTCCATTACCACTAAAGGTATTGGGATTACCTCTGCAGACACTGAAGTTATAGATAGAGTTGCAGGCTTTCTTCCTAATGGATATAAGGTACACAGTATAGGTGCTGGAGATATATCATACAGTATTGTTCGTACAGACGAAGAAGTTCCGGCCTTTTGGACCATCTTAGAAAAGATTGGAGTTCTAGGATGTGGCTCTAAAACCAAATTCATCCCCGACCTATACAAATTCGCCAGTTCTGAGCAGAAGCTAGAACTAATCAAGGGCTTAATGGATACTGACGAGTATTCTAATGGACAGTCTACATTAGAGTATTATACAATATCTGATGCTTTGAGTAACGACTTCCTAGAGGTCGCCAGGTCTCTTGGCCTACACTGCTCCCATAAAATTAGACAGGCATGGTTTCAAAAGAAGAGATATAACGACTGCCATAGAATCTCCATCTATACAGATAAGGCTATATTCTCTCTGCCAAGGAAATTGAGTTATTTGAATCATACTATTTCTAAGCAGGGTCAGTCTAGATACACAAAAGTATTCATAGTAGATATAGAAGAGATTGATAGGGCTGATGGTTATTGCATGTCGGTAGACAACTATGACCATACCTACATCATTGATAATTATGTGGTCACCCACAACTCCTTCCTCCTGGCAGAATACGCCATGCTCCGCTGTGCCCTAGTCCCAGGGTCCAAAATAGTTATTGTAGGCGCAGCCTTCCGTCAATCTAAAGTCATCTTTGACTATATGGTAAACATCTGGGATAACGCCCCCATCCTACGTTCAGTGTGTGGTTCTAGTTCTGGTCCTCGTTCTAGTCCAGACCGCTGCCTAATGACTATCAATGATAGTTGGGCTATGGCTATCCCTCTAGGTAATGGTGATAAAATTAGAGGTTTGAGAGCGCATACTATTCTTGCCGACGAATTCGCCTGCCTAGTAAAAGATAGTCTTGTTGAGACTGATGGGGGCTTCGTCCGTATACAAAGTGGTCATGGTCACCTTGTTCTTACTGGGGACGACGCAGTTCAAACTGAAAGGCCAATGGCCTTCATTCATACTCCTCCTAGCGTTGTCTATGAGATTAAGCTTAAGAATGGGTATGTCATCAGGTGTTCGGAAAACCATAAGGTGAAGACTCAGGGGGGCTGGAAGAAGCCGTTGGAATTGTCTGAGGCGGATGCTATAGAACAGTCTGTGTGTGGAGAAGCTATTTTTGGGCAGCACTATATAGAGGGTTTTAGCGATAAGGAAGCTTATTCTTTGGGTTTAGCTATAGATAGGGCTTGCCTAGACTATAAGGTCCCAGATGAAATACTAGTATCCCCTAAGTCTATAATACAGAGCTATGTCTTAGGCGTTCTATCTTCTTGTGAAAACCCCCTATTCTCTTCTGAAAGATTCTGTCGAGACATCCAATTCTTACTATACAAATTAGGTTTTGATGGATGCGTTGAAAAAGAGGGAGATTTATGGAGGTGGTCTCTGAGTTTAGAACCTACTGTAGACCATAGACAGGTACTCTCCGTAACCAAACTAGACGGCCTTCAAACCCTCTACGACTACTATCTTCCAAAGACCCACAGTTTTTATGCTGAGGGACATAGGCAGCACAACTCTATCCCTCCAGACATCTTCGAAACAGTCGTCCGTGGTTTCACCGCCGTATCCGCCAAGCCTATTGATAATGTGAAGGCCGCTGCTCGTAGAAAATTTCTGAAGTCTACAGGCAATTGGTCCAAGAAGAAGGAGGGCCAATACGGTAATCGTCGAGTAAACCAAGTTATCATTTCTGGTACTGCCGACTATGACTTTAAACATTTTGCGGACTACTGGAAGAGATATTGTAAGATTATCCGTAGTGAGGGCAAGCCAGGAAAGTTGAAAGATATCTTTGGTACAGAAGAAGACATTCCAGAAAACTTCAGCTACAAGGATTTCTCTGTTATAAGAATTCCCTACAAACTAATACCAGAAGGCTTCATGGATGATAAGCAGGTCGCTCAGGCTAAGGCCACTGTACATTCTGGAGTGTACCAAATGGAATATGGTGGCGTTTTTACTGCTGACAGCGATGGCTTCTTCCGTCGTAGCCTCATCGAAAAATGTGTAACCACCACCCCCATCGAAGTATCGTCTGGGGCAGTCCAGTTTGATGCTATGGTAGAAGGTAATCATGGATATGAATACGTATTCGGAGTTGACCCCGCCTCAGAAGCGGACAACTTCTCCATCGTTATCCTTGAGGTAAGAGAAGACCACAACAGGGTCGTATATTGCTGGACCACAACAAGAAAAGACTTTACGCAGAGAAAGAAAGATGGCCTTACAGATGTCGCGGACTTCTATGGCTTCTGTGCCAGAAAGATTAGGGACTTAGCCAGGGTATTTCCCAGCCAACATATTGCCGTGGATGCACAAGGTGGCGGTATCGCCGTCATGGAGGCTTTACACGACCCAGCTAAACTATATAAGGGTGAGAGATTGCTATGGCCCATCGTAGACCCAGAAAAAACCCAGCTAACCGACGATGAGAGCGGCGACCACTATCTCCACATGATTCAGTTCGCAGACGGTAAGTGGACTGAACAAGCTAATCATGGCCTTCGTAAAGATATGGAAGATAAGGTTATTCTGTTCCCTCGATATGACGGCATTTCCCTGGCAATGGCCACAGACTATGATGAGCGGATGACTCAAATCCATGAGGCCAAAGTCTCCAAGTATGATTCTATGGAAGATTGCATCATCGAAATAGAGAAGCTAAAAGACGAACTTTGTACTATCACCCATACTAGAACAGGAACCGGAGTTAGTGCTAGAGACCGCTGGGATACGCCCGAACTCATTATGGCGAACGGCAGAAAGGGGCGACTGCGTAAAGACCGCTACTCCTCCCTGGTGATGGCCAACATGGTTGCCCGTCAATTGGCTCGCGCCCACTCTCCTGTAAGATTTGGTATTATTGGGGGCCTGGCTAAAGATTTGGCGCAGACCTCTGACAATAAGACCCAAGGAATGTATGCGGGCTCTCCCGCCTGGCTACAGAATGGGGCCGGTGGAGCTTCCTGGATGAAGGCGATTTCTCGCCAGAACAAATAGGTTGGTGTACAATAGGTATACAATACCCTTTCAATACCCCCCGGACAATAAACTCCCATGAGCGAAAAACGAAAATACCCTAGAGGCTCCCTGAGAGACCCCGCCGTTTCCCAGACCGTCCCATCTGCTGGTCAGTTGGTCAATGGGGTTAATCCCATAATGACCACATTTTCTTCTGCTTCACAATTTTATTCTGTACATAGAAGCGAGGCTGCTGCTGGTCGATATAACGACTTTTCTAATCTAGATACCAATACGTCTGGGCGACCTGGGCTAGGTTGGAAGGATTATGATGCGTTTAGGCCGGGGGAAGCTAGGCCCGAAAAACACCAAGACATCTTAATGCAGGTGGACCACTTCTATAAGGGAGAGGGTATTGTTAGAAATATCATCGACCTGATGGGGGATTTTGCTTGTCAGGGCGTTAGGCTCGTTCATCCTAACAAGAAGATTGAGAGATTTCACCGTAATTGGTTTGTCAGGATTGAGGGTAAGGAGAGGTCAGAGAGGTTCCTAAACTATTTATATAGGACGGGCAACGTCGTAGTTCGTAAGCAGACTGCTAGGATTCCTGTTAAACTAGAGAAGCAAATCTATAAGTCTGTCGCTAAGCCTGATATTAAGGTCGTTACACAGGACGTTGCCTCTAGAGAGATACCTTGGAAGTATACCTTTCTTCACCCCGGAACCATTATTGTAGTGGGTGGGGCCCTATCTTCTTTTGTGGGTGAGCCCATTTATGCCATCCAACTGCCTAGTAAACTTAGGATTATTATCAATAGCCCTCGTAACAGTGCTGAAAAGAGTATCGTAGCACAGCTACCTGAGGAAATTCGTAGGGCTGCTACTACCAATAGTCCTGTACTCCTGCCTCCTAGTAAGACTAAGGTTTTCCACTACAAGAAGGATGACTGGGAGGAGTGGGCCCTGCCTATGATTTATGCTATCATGGAAGACCTACATACTCTGAAGAAGTTGAAGTTGGCTGATAGGGCAGCTCTGGATGGTGCCATCTCTAATATTAGGGTGTGGAAACTAGGTAATATGAAACACAGCATTCCTCCTACCGCAGAGGGAGCAGCCCTTCTTTCTGACATGCTTGAGAATAATACGGGCGTGGGAACCATTGATATTGTGTGGGGGCCCGATATTGAGTTGTTGGAATCCAAAACGACGGTCCACCAATTCTTAGGTGAAGACAAATATAAGCCCACTATGAATAATATTTATGCGGGCTTGGGTATTCCTCCAACCTTGACGGGTACGTTCGGGGCCGCTGGAACAACTAACAACTTTATCTCCCTAAAGACTCTGACTCAAAGACTACAGTACGGTCGAGACGTATTGAGGAAATTTTGGGAGAGCGAATTAGCAGAAGTCCAGAAGGCTATGGGCTTTAGGTTCCCAGCCAAGCTAGAGTTCGATGAGACCAATCTGGCGGATGAAGATGTTCAAAAGGCCCTTCTTCTACAGTTGGCCGACAGGAATGTTATTAGTGATGAGAGGCTACAAGAAGCCTTCAATGTTGAGCCAGACATGGAAAGGGTTAGATTGAATAGGGAGCAGAGAGATAGGGATGCCGGTAGAATGGTTCCCAAGGCTGGTCAGTTCTACGACCCGCAATTTGGGTTTGCCTTAAAGAATATGGCTCTACAGACTGGCGTTGTTACTCCTGGTCAAGTGGGGCTTAGAGAAGATGAGAGTCGTCAAGACCTAAAAATGTATCCCAGAGAGAAGGGCGAAAAGAGCGCGTTGGAGATGAGGCCAGCAGCACAATCTCCTGGTGGAGGTAGTAGCACTCCTAAGAAAAAGGGAAATCCTAAGGGTAGGCCAAAGACCTCTAAGGATTCGGCTGGCCCTCGTAAGTCTAAGAAGTTTACCCCTCGTGGTAAAGCCTCTCTAGAAATTTGGGCTAACGCAGCTCAAGAGGCTATCTCGAAATATCTTAATGTTGACTTGATTAAGGTATACGATAAGAAGAGCATGAGAGGGTGGAGTACAGAAGAGATTGCGGAGTCTGAACAGATTAAGTTTGGTATTTTGTGTCAGTTGGAACCGTTTGGCATAGTTACAGAAGATATTATCTTAGAGTCTCTTAACCATAGTGTATCCTCAGATATCAAACAACTACATAAGAGTTGGGTATATAGTATTCAACAGGACTTGGACAGGCCCCTATCTTTAGACGAAATGAGAAGGCTTCAGGCAGCCCTATATGTTGAGATTACAGAAGATAGTGATGATTTAGACATTTAAAGAGAATGTTTAAAAAAGTGGTGTATCATTCACAATAGAAAGGTAATATTTATGAAACGAGACATTCCTGTCTATAAGTCTGAGGCAAGCGTAGAGGGATTGGCTGATAAGATTCAAGCGAATTCTTCCATAGCCTATGTATCTCAACTTGAGTCAGCTAAAAATACCAAGAGAGAAATTACTGTAGCATCGCTATATGCTAATTTTCAGGAAGCTCATGCTGGACTAAAGGATGAGGACCTATATCCTACTCATTCTATTTTGGTTTCTTCAAACTGGAACCTAAACGATGACGTTTTTGATAAATATGAAACTTGGTCAGCCAGACATACTCCTGCCCACAAGCCTACTAATTTAGGTCATGACGAACATAATATTGTTGGTCACATGACAGATAACTGGGTAGTGGACGACGATGGGAATTTGGTGGCAGACACCTCTAATATTGAGGATGTCCCAGACCTATTCCACATTCTAAATGGGGCTGTCATATATACGGCCTGGAAAGATTCTGCCCTAATAGATAGGACGCAGAAGTTGATTGCTGAGATTGAGGCTGGAACTAAGTTCGTCTCAATGGAGTGTCTCTTCAGTAATTTTGGATATGCAATCATTTCTCCTGAAGGTAAATATTATACCTTGGCCAGGAACGAAGAGACCTCTTTCCTCACCAAGCATTTGAGGGCTTATGGTGGGACAGGACTGTTTGAGAACCATAAGATTGGAAGACTACCTAGAAACCTCCTATTTAGCGGTAAGGGCTACGTAGATAATCCTGGTAACCCCCAATCAATTATCTTTTCTCCAGATAAAAAGTTCGCATTTAGCGAAGCTTCCTCAAAAAATCCATTTTCTGAACAAAAAGGTGTACCTATATTTATGGATACACGCCCCAATAATACTAAAGCTGAGGAGACATCAAACATGTCTGAAAGCGTTTACAAAGAGCAGGTCGAGAAGGCCGAAGCTAGAATTGCAAAACTAGAAGCTGCCAACATACAATTGCTAGAGCAATCTACCAAGGCTGGCACAGACAGACTACAAGCAGAAGTCGAAACCTTGAAAGCCAAGGTAGAAGAACTGACTGTAGAGCGAAATGGGTTGAAGTCTGAGAAAGACAAGACCGACGAAGAGAAGAAGAAGGCTGACGTAAAGATTGCAGAGTTGACCGAAGCTCACACGGCATTGCAGGCCGAAGTGTCTGCTGCTGTAGCTGAGGCTGTCACAGCAAAAAGAGTCGCTCAGCTAGTCGAGGCCGGAGCATCTACTGCCGCCGCAACCGTTCAAGTATCTCAGTTCATCGAACTGAATGATGCTCAATGGGCCGTTGTCGCAACAGCTTTAGTCGCACCGTTCCCTCCTAAGAAAGACGACGAAGAAGACAAAGACAAAAAGAAGAAGGATGAGGGCAAAGCCAAGAAAGAAGATTCTTCCGAAGATGATTCTGCCGAAGCCAACGCTAATGAGGAAGTCCTAGACAGTGCCAAAGCTGAAAAAGAAGTGGCATTAGCTGCTAAAGCTGAAGCAGAAGCCGACACCGAGCTAATGGAAACTCGTGCCGAACTACGTCGAGCAATTGCTTCCCGCCTTGGTAGGGAAGAAGTCACACAAGAAACTAAAGAATAATCCTTAACTTCCCTTAGAGGAGTAAATTAACATGGCACTAAAACCAGATAGAATCGAACGTCATACAGACATCTCATTTTTCATGAATGAGGTTGCAGAACGTGGTATTATTGTCGTCCACGACACTTCTACCTCTGGACTGGGAGCAAGTATGGATGACGCCGATAACGCAGTCAAAAAGCCTGACGTTGCAGGTGGTTCCGGCGAACAACCAGCAGGTCTATTGCTAAACGATATGGTCAACCTTGACCTAACCCGTCAGCATATTAACTGGCACAAGAATGAGATGCAGATTGGTGGCAAAGTAACGCTTCTACGACAGGGCCAAGTTGTTACCAACATGGTCGAAAGTGGAGTGAATCCTGCCCCTGGCGACAAAATGTATTTCACTACTGACGGTGAAGTATCTACCACTTCCACTAATTCTACCCAAGTTGGTCGTTTCCTATCTAGTCTAGATAGCGATGGCTATGTCAAAGTAGAAGTTAACATCACCTAATCTTCCTTTTTGGAGATAAAGCTATTATGGCACGCAACAAACTTTTCTCATCCATAGCTACTGACAAGATGAAGAATCTACTTCGTCAGTCTGGCTCATACAATAAGCCGGAGGCTCTAGCCGCACAGCATGAATTTGCTATGGCTCTTGAGCAGCCTCTACGCGAAGGTATGTTAATGGGTGACATTCTGAATGGCATTTATGAAACGATTGTCCTAGACCGTTCTGCCACCTCAGAATTCCCGCTACACTTTCTAGCGCCTGGCACCGAAAAAGATTTCGTAGCATATACGATTCCTAATCACGGTTACATTCCTGAGCGAGCAATCGAGGGCGACTATGTCATGGTTCCGACCTATGATATTGGTTCCGCTATTGACTGGACTCTAAAGTATGCACGAGACGCCCGTTGGGATATCGTGGGTGCAGCTATGGAAGTTCTACAATCTTCCTTCGTGAAGAAACTAAACGACGACGGCTGGCACACCTTGATGAGTGCAGCTTTCGACCGCAACATTGTTGTCCTTGACAGTGATGCTGCTGCTGGTCAGTTTACTAAGAGACTGATTAGCTTGATGAAGACTGTCATGCGTCGTAACGGCGGTGGCAACTCTACATCCAACAACAAAGGTCATTTGACCGACGTTTACATCTCTGTCGAAGCTATGGAAGACATCCGTAATTGGAATGTTGACCAAATCGACGAAGTGACTCGTCGCGAAATCTTTGTCTCAGGTGGCGATGATGACGGCGTTATGAACCGTATCTTCAATGTTAACCTGCACGTTCTTGACGAACTAGGCGAAGGTCAGGAATACCAGTTGTTCTATGACAATGAGTTGAGCGGCTCTCTACCCGGCGGTGACGTTGAGTTGATTGTTGGTCTTGACCAGAGTCGTAGTGACAGTTTCGTTATGCCGATTCGTGAGCAGGTCCAAATCTTTGAGGATGACAATCTTCACCGATTCAAGAGAGCTGGTCTTTACGGTTGGGCAGAACAGGGCTTCGCAGTCCTGGACAATAGAAGAGTAGTACTAGGCTCTCTATAAGCCTAGTGCGTTTTTTATAAACACAACTAATATAGTCGGTGGTGGCTTCGCTGCCACCGGCTATTTTTTTTAGGGTCACAGCAAATGAAAAATAAGAATAGGGTTGGTGGCAGGTTTACCCCAAGTGTCACTAGAAGGAAGCAAATGCAAGAGAGGACCCGGCTAGACGGCCACTATCTTGTTAAGAACTTTGCTCCCGTTAAAGTGTCTGACCCAGAATTGGTAGGGAGATTCTTAGAAGCTAAAGATTTGGCGTTTCTACAAACTACAGGTTATATCTCTCTATCTAGAGCAGACGAGCTAGTAAGATGGAGTCCAGAACTTGAAAAATACTTCTCTGGAGGCTCATTGGTCTGGCAGGAAGAAATATTTAACCTTGTTGTTAATGAGGGTTTAGACCACATCCTTGATGTTGTATTGGCTGGGGGCACCCAGGATACTACCTGGTTTGTTGGTCTCTTGGCAGCTTCTCCCTCCCCATTAGCCGCTTGGACGGCTACAGAAATTGCCTCTAACGACTTTGTTGCTTTCGATGAGGCAACTCTTCCGGCTTTCACGGCAGGTTCAGTTAGTAGTCAGTCCGTAGACAATTCTGCGTCGGCTGCTAGTTTCACCATTTCCTCTAACTCAAGCTCTATTGGTGGGGCCTATCTAATTGGGACGAGTGCTAAGGGAACCCCTGCTGGCACCCTATATTCCGCTGGGGCCTTCACTGGTGGCAATAAGGCCGCTGATGATGGGGATACCCTGCAAGTTACAGCAACATTTACATCCGCAGACGATGGAGTCTAAAAACTATGAGTATGACTAATCAAGAAGCTCTAAACGCCCTATACCAGGGCGTAAGACATGTGCAGGCCGCAGCAGAATTTCACGATAAGATGAGGGAGGCTGCTAGCGCCCTACAAGATTTGATTGTGAGTTGTGAAGCTAAAGAGCAAAAAAGGAAGGAAGAAAGTTTGCCAGACGTAGACGTAGAAACTTTAGAGTAGCTAATTAAAAATAGAGGGGTCAATAATGGTAGTAGCAGTCAAATATGCGAATAGGGTGTTGGAAACTAGTACTACTACTGGTACCGTCTCCGTAATTTTGGACGGGGCTGTAACTGGTTATCAGGGCTTTATTGCAGGAATTGGCTCTGGCGTAAACTGTTATTACTGTATCGAAGATGGTACAGACTGGGAGGTTGGCAAGGGCAGTGTGACGGGAGTCACTCTATACAGGGGGACTATCTTGGCGTCTTCTAATGGGGGGTTAGTAGTATCGTTCGGGGCAGGAACCAAAGATGTCTTCTCTGTTAACCCTGCTAGCTCTGTCCTGTTTGTTGGAGAACCCGAAAGTAGTGTGGGCATTGGTACTTCTACCTTTAATGGTACGGGCACTAAAGTTTTAGCTCTTGGTACTGGAACGGCCCCAAATGCTGGGCTGACCGATGCCGTACAACTATATAGTAAGGACCGTGGCTCCGGTAATGCAACCCTACATTTTAAAACTGAGGCTGGCCTAGAGGCTGTCTTAGATGATTGGTTCGACCAGGGCGTAAAGACTACCTCTCAACCAACCTTTGGCAAAATCTTTATTGATGATGACCCAGACAATACCTTCTTGGAGATTGATTGGGCTGAGGGGTCTGCGGGTAAAAGGTCTGGAGTATTGTTCGGACAGGTTTCAGGGGCGTCCGCCTCTTTGACTGAGGAAACTACTGGGGCTGAGGGACTAAGGTTGAGCTGGCTTGATTCGGGCACATCAACGCAAAGTCTACAGTTTTGCTACAATGATTTGGAGGCCTTTGCATCTCAAACTTTTGTGGAGGCTGCAAGATTCAAACTCACTAATTTTGGATTAGGCCAGACTACCTTTGATGCGACTGGCACTAAGACTTTTGCCGTAGGTACTGGAACTACCCCCTCTGCTGGTCTTACTGATGCTATCCAATTGTATAGTAAGAACTTCGCAGCAGGCAACGCCTGTCCGACATTCAAAACTGAGAATGGTACGGAGATACAATTAAATCAAAACCTAGTTACTACTGCTAGCCCATCATTTGCAGCCGCTACGCTGCGTACAGACGCTAACAGCAATGTTCGCCTGTTAAATTTATACAACACCAATATCAGTTTCGACTTTGCGGCGGGAGCGGAAGTATATCTGGGTGATAATAATAGCGATAACTATCTGAAGTTCAGGCAGTCCGGCGACGGCGCTTCGCACCACTCTCACATAATCCATAACAGTACCCTGTCTTCAGCTAGCCTGTACATCACAGCCGAGAACTCAGCCGGCAAAGTAATTATCGAGACAGTAAGTACGCCCAGGTTGACAGTAGATGCGGCAGGTGATGTCAGCATCAATACCAATCAACTTTATATAGATGAGTCTACTGGTTATATCGGAATCGGAAATTCAGTCCCAGCGGCACTAATTCACGTCGGAGGCGCGTCAAGTGTTGGGTCATTCACAACGACCGCCGATAAGGTGGTTGCATTAACGTCTACCACCAACGGAGACGAGCTGGCTTATCAGATATATTCAGCAGAAGGTTCGAACAACCGGAGAGTGAAATTCTTCCTTGATGATACCACCGGACTTTACGGGTTTGACTCTAGCGCAAGCAGTTCGGTTGCAGACTTTACCATAAGTCGAAGCGGAGTCATTTTACTTCGCACTAACAGTGACGGTGACATTAGCGTAGAAGACAACAAGATTACCAATGTAGCACACGCCACTTCCGGTCTAGACGCAGCTAGCTCCCTGTATGTCCAATCTCGCCTACAAAATCTTGTAACCAACGGAAATGGACTACTAGGAGACAATACTAACTTTAGCGACTTTACTTACCAGCCAGCAGAAAGGTTCGCGGGTGGGGGTTCTTTCGAAAAGGTATCTGGGTCAGTCATCATAAATACTGATGAATTGATTCCGGTAGACCCTAGTCGTACCTATCGAATGTCCTACTACATAAACTTACTGGACGACAACGGAGGGGAGACGTTTAAGCACTATGGTATGATAAGTTGCTATGATGCAGACTCACTTTTCATATCCCCTGAATTTGTCCTATATAAGACGGGGACAGAAACAACCTTGGCGGCAGACCTGGACTATGGTGACACTACCATTACTCTTACTGATGCCACCAACTGGGATAACGCTTCTTCTGTTGGACACGTTCGTAATATAGTCCTCTATGGATATCAGAATGCTGATGGATACACTTATGAAGACTATACATATTCCAGAAATTCATCTCATCTGTTATCTGACTTTAGTTCTAATGGGGCTTGGGCTATCTCTGGTATTAGCGGCAATGTTATCACGTTGAGGTCGCCATGGACGGGGGCATCCTATACTTCTGGTACGGCTGTAGCGAATAATAAGAGTGGGGCAACCTATAACTATATTGCAGGATTGAATGTAGCCACACCCTCAACTTGGACTAAATATAGCGGGACAATTGGTGGGTTAGATTCGAACGGAACAAACCTCACTTACAAATTTCGTCAAGGTACGGCTTTTATTGTGGTTGGTTGGCTGCTTAATAGGGATGGTGCCGCAAATGGAACTACCGCTATTGATGCTGTTACCTTTGAATTAGGTTTCGTTCCTAGTGACGGGATGACAATAACTCTTGAAAATCCCTCAACAGCCTTAGTTGCTGATGATGATATTGGTAGAATTAACTTTTATGCAAACGATAGTTCTGCTAATGGGGTAGGAGTACAAGCTGCTATTAGGGGATATACTCGGCAATCTACTAATTCGTTTGGCAACCTTGGATTTCTTACAGGTTCTGATGCTACGACTCTAACTGAAAAACTTTCATTAGACTTTAATGGTAATCTAGGATTGGGATATGCTACGACAGTAGGAAGTAGAAGTCAGGTATTTATGATAGCCAACGGTACTGCTCCGTCAGCAAGCATTACAGATGGAATCCAAATGTATTCTGCTGACCAAGCAGCAGGTAACGCCTGTCCTCATTTTCGAACTGAGCTTGGGGATGTTGTAAAATTGTATAAGCAATCCCATATTGTTGACGCTACCAATGCTGCGGATGTCATCACAAGAGTAAATGCTATTTTAGTAGTGCTTGAAAACCTCGGATTTAATGCGACAAGCTAATGAGCAGTTTCGGACCAATCGGCAAATATCCCATATCGGGGCTCTTCGTAACCTTCGACGCCTCGATGACTGAGGGGCTTTCATTTGGAGATAGTTATGCTCAAGAGCTGACTCTTCTGGGGGCCCTTGTCGATGGGGTAAAGGTTGGAGATGTTAAGACGGCAGTGATGAACCTGATAAGGAGCGCCCAGGAAGGTTCTGAGCTTGGCGACCAGTGGGCCGCCATAGCATCTTTAGTTGCTGGTAAATCTGAGGGGGTAGTAGCCTCAGATATGATGGAGGTGTTAGCTCAGCTTGGTAGTCAAAACCAGGAGGGTGCAGCTTATTCGGATGTTATGGATGTAGTCTTAGCTATAGTTAGGGCTACTGTAGACGGGGTAAAAACCGGAGACAACTGGGTAAATAACGCCATCCTTAAGAGTCAGGCAGTAGAAAATATTATACAGGGGGACCTCTATCAGGCGATATCAACCCTGATAAAGAATGTAGAGGAAGGGGCGTCTGTAGGAGATACCTGGGATACTATCCTGTTGGCTAAAAGTGCCCTGACAGAGGGCATAGCGGCCTCAGATGAGTTTACTGCGATAGTCCTATCAACATTGCAGGGCTTGATTTCAGAGGGGATAAGGGCGGGCGATGACTGGTCTAATAGTGCCCTACTAAACGCCCTACCCTCCGAGGGCTTCGTTCAGTCAGACTCCTATCAGTCAGCCCTAACCATATTAAAAACCCTCTCAGACGAAATAGAACTGGGAGATGTATGGGACTCCCTATTAGTAGCAAGGGCCCCCACCGATGAGGGGACCCAACTTTCCGACACGTTCGCCGCCATCGTTCTGTCGATTGTAGTGGGAGCAGCAAGTGAGGGTGCTGAAGTTGGGGATAGTTGGTTAAATAGGACTATCCTTAATACGGTATTATCAGAGGGAGTAGTTCAGTCCGATATTTACCAGGCTGTGACTAACCTTATCAGGACCTTCGACGAGGGAATAACTCTCGGTGAAACATGGGCAACATTTCTTTCTGCTCGACCGAATTTGACTGAGGGCATCTCCCTATCAGATGTATTTGCCGCTACAGTTCTATCTCAAATCCAGAACTATCTGTCAGACGGAGTTGGAGTAGGAGAAGAATTCATTACGAGCCTTAATCGTCTAACCAATCTGGTCGAAGAAGTTCTTTTGGACGAGTCCTTTTCCGCACAGATAGCGGCCTCTAAGGCGGCGGGAGACGGACACGTTCAGGGCGATTCCTATATTACTCAACTGCTAATGCTTGGGTCTAAGGCAGAGGGTATTGTTATTGGGGACAGCTTCACAATTAGCCTTCTTCTGGGGCAGCAGCATACCGAGGAGGCTATTTTTGGTAGTAGTTTCGCAGCCATAATATTGGCTCGTATCCTGCAAACATGGGTATGGTCTCTGTCCGAAAGGAACTCTATCTGGGTATGTTGTGCAAGAACCAAAGACTGGTTATGTGGGGAAAGGGAGGTTTCGTGGACCTGCGATATCAGAAATATCGTCTGGTTGTGTATTAATAGGAATATAGAGTGGGTATGTGCTAGTAGGACTTCTATTTGGTCTACCGCCTCTAGGTGTCGAGAATGGATGACCGAGAATAGGGAGATAGGCTGGCTAACCGAAGCAAGGTGTGCAGCCTGGGCGACAACAGATAGATGCTCAGAATGGGTATTGTCCACTAAACCAATTACCTGGACTATAGAAGAGAGGCAATAATGTCAGGGGCCCTTACATCAAAAAACATAATTTATAAGCAGTCGGGGGAGACCCTAGCTGTTTCGATAGACTTTTCAGCATGGTTGAGTTCTACCGCTATCCTGTCCACTCCTACGTCGTCCGTAGAGCCTTCGGGTTTGACGGTGGGTAGTTTGACTATTAGCAGTCAGACGGCAACTATGACCCTTGCTGGTGGCGATAATGGCACTACATACAGAGTACAGATTACAGTAAATGTAGACGATGGTCAAATCTTAGTTGGCGATGGTATTTGTAAAGTAAAGGATAGATAACATGAGTTGGCAAGATTCGGGTATAATAATATTGAGAAATCTGATTTGGGATAATGATACTACAGTGACGTATTCGGACTCCAGACTAGAAGAGCTTTTAGTTGTAGCTGCCTCCCAAATATTGAGGGAGGTTGCCCTAAGCATTAGTTATGTAGTCAATATAACGACTTCCACTATTACTCCAGACCCAGAAACAGATGTAGACTTCATGTATTTTATGACATTGAAGTCGGCCTGTATACTAGATAGGGGCAACGCTAGATTGGCAGCCATGAGACATGGTATAGAGGCAAAATGTGGTCCCGCCGTACTTAAGACGTTGGGTCATATCGACGCCTTTGACCTTCTTCTTAGAGAGGGGTACTGTAAGGCTTACGAAAAGGCTAAGACTGAATATCAGTTTACTAGAAGTAATACCAGAAGAGCTATCCTTAGCCCCTTCATCGGTAATAATTTTGACCCAGGCAGTTTATCTGCCCTAAATAATAATAGGAGACATTACTAATGGCATCAGACATTAAAAATAACGCAGATGGTACGACCGGTACTAGCCGAATAGGTAAAGTAGTAGTGGCCACAGGTGGTCGTAAGTCTAATGGTTATAAAGTGTATGACCCCACCCAGAATAGGGTTGCAGATACAGACATAGCGGACGTAACAACTAAGTTTGATAATAGGTTCGATGACCCAGCTTACTACGGGGCTTAATTATGGCTAGTTCAAATATATTAACGGGAAGTAAATCTTCCATTGGTACTAGTGCAGTCCAACTGACTACTACTACGGTTAAGTCCAATCAGGGGGTCCAAGTATTGGCGGATAGTGATAATGATGGTACTATCTATGTGGGCTCAAGTACCGTAACGGCAGATGGTGCTGATGCTACCACGGGATTTCCGTTAGCTGCTGGACAGAGTATAACTGAATATTAATGCTGCGGATGACCTGACCTATAGCGACACTGGCCTAACTGAGGGTACTACCTATTATTCTATTGTTGGAGACTACTGGTATGAGGATTTTGAGACTGCTGGGACGACTATAGGAGATGGTAATACTGTGTACCAAGTGTCGTTTATTACTGCCGCTGAGGTTGGATGCGGGACGGGTACTATTACTGTTACTTAAGATGGAGTTAGTATGACCAATCCTTTTTCAGGTATAATTAATGCAGAGATGCACACTCTCTGGACAAACATGATTGATGCCCTGATAGAAGAGGGGGCCCTAAGTGTGCCCTGTCGCCCAATCTATGAGGGAGATAAGAATGAGGATATCCCAGGGGGAGGTAATGCTACGGACCCCATTGGGAATAAGCCTCCCGCTATCTTCCTACATGGTGGACCCAAGCTAGAATTGTCTGGGGAAGATGTTCAGAGTTCCTCTGTTGCAGGGGCCACAATATATTTGTGTGTCATTTGGAATTCCAGAGATTGGATTAAGACTAACGTGTCAGAATCCCTCATTAATACTCCAAGTATACATGTTCAAACATTGTCAAGGGTGGCGGATGTGTTGACTTTGAAAAGAGTTAACAAGCTAGTTATTGATACTGATATTGAGAGTATGATAAGGTATACCTTTCAAAGAGCTAGTGAGCCTGAACCATGCGGGTTTGGTCCAGCTACCCACTTTGTTACTATGTGGAGAAAGATAGGATGAGTTTAAGACTCTACGTCACACTGCCTAGGGAAGACCGCATAAAAAAGAAGACTATGAGGGCGCTAAGAGGTTCACTTAACTACATGATAACTAGCACCGCCCCTATTATTCAGAGGAAGCTACAAAACATTATTAAGGTAGCTATTCAGAGTACTGAAGAGTATAGAAGTATTCATGGGGGAGACCTACAGGGCGCCCTGGGACTATCCTCTCCCTCAATGTTAGACAGTATTATAGACCAGTGGGTCTTAACAGTTCAAGTAACACCAAGGCCAGTGCGATTTACTAAGAATGCCATTATAGGTGGCTTTAAGTTGGTGGCAATCCAGAAAGACTGGAAAGACGTGCTAGGTAATCCATCGGCGTCAATAACCACTAGAAAGGGCGAAGTATTGCCGTGGCTATCATGGCTACTATTAAGAGGAACCTCTTTAATCATTAAGGATTATGGAGTTATTCTGAGGGGCCCCGGAGCCAGGAAGGGCCGTTCTCGTAAGGGCATCATGGTAAAGGGCCGTAAAGGTAGAAAGAGAAGTTGGAGAGTTCCTGAGAAGTTTAGTGGAACAGCTAGTAATAATTTTGTGACGAGAGCCCTCGGCACCGTCAACGCTTCTGTAGAGAAAATGATAGAAACAGAATTTCTAAAAAGAGTCAGATAATGCCTAATCTAAACCATACAAAGTTTAAGCTTGTTCCGCAAGCCCTGGGAGATGTCCTTCTACTTAACAATCTAGAAAATAATCTGGAGATGTTCTTGAATTGGGGCTTCTTACAGATGGGGGCCTGGTGGGATGTAGACTATGTTCCTGGTGGGGGCAGCAATACTTCCTTTCCTGCTACGACAGACCCCGCTAGATTAAGGTTGGTGGACGCCCCCAACTATGCTAATGGGCGAGTATGGGAGGGATTTAGGATGCAGTGGGTATGGGAACAAGGGGTAGACTACCTTAGCCCCGTAGATAGCAATACCTATAATCCCAACACAGTGTCTGTATATGTTGATAATATCCTACAAGATTCAGACGACTATGTAGTAAATTATAGATTGGGTAGGGTGATTTTTAATACAGCCCTTGCGACCACAGCTACTGTAAGAGCCCAATATTCTTTTCGTTGGATTCATACCTATGGTATTGAGAATGCTCGATGGTTTAGGGAATTACAGTTCGGGTCTTTTGACGCCGATAAAGACGATTTTTTGCAACGAGATTCCGCTGGGGGGAGTTGGTCTATAGGTGGTGAACACCGCGTACAACTTCCCTCTATAGTGATTGAATGCTCAGCAAGGGGGACATCAGAAGGATATGAGTTAGGAAACGGGTCTTTGTCCGTACACCAAGATGTTTTATTTCATATTGTGGCGGAAGACTCTTTTATTAGAAACAATTTATTAGACGTAATGAGGGTCCAAAAGGATAAGACCCTACTATTGTTTGATACAGATGGCATTAACGCTGCTTCTGCTTGGCCCCTAGATTCGAATGGCGACATAGCCAATTCTAACGTGTATCCAGACCTAGTGACCAACTATATTTATCGAAGATGTCAATTTGAAGAAGTAGTTTTGTCTGATGTGGATATGGTCCACCCAGACCTTTATGAAGGCACCGTTACCACTACCTTCCGAATAGTTTACGGAAATGTTTAATTTCGGTGTATAATCCAAACACATTCATCGCTTAATCACGCGAATCCAATGGGAGTTTTCTGATGGCAAATAAGCGAATTTACTATGCTGTGCAAGCAGTAGGCGTTAAGGGTTTGGATAGTAACGGAGACGTACTATCATCCAACCTAAACGCTATCCGTGGCGCACAATCTGTAGGTATGACCACCAACTTTAACTTGGAGCAAGTCTTCCAGTTGGGTATGTTGGCTATCTACGAAAACATCGAAGACTTACCTGATGTTGAAGTTTCTTTGACTAAGGTATTAGATGGTTTTCCATTAATTTACCACGAATCAACAACTAACGGCGCCAACCCAACCCTAGCTGGTCGGTCTAATGCTCGTTGTACCGTAGGTCTAGAAATCTTTGATGATACTGTTGAATCTGCTAGTGGAGACCCAGGTGGTCGAGTAAACTGCTCCGGCATGTATATCTCTTCCGTTGCCTATAACTTCCCCCTAGACGATAACTTTACAGAAGACGTAACCCTTGTAGGGAACAATAAGGTTTGGAGTAATGACCCAAATGCTACAGCGACATTGCCAGCCAATGAAGCTATTGTTATTACGGCTTTTGCAGATAATGCCGACACCCCTACTGGTTCTGGCGGTGTAAACCGTCGAGAAAACCTAATCATGGGCTCTGGACTACCAGGCATTGGCATTGAGGTTTATGATGTCTGTATTTTCCCAACGGAAATTCCAGGTATTACTGCCGTCAATGGCACGGGTTATAATATCGACAGCGGCCAAGAGTTTGGCGCCCACTTCTCATCTATTAGCGTGTCTGTTGACCTCGGTCGAGAGAACATTAATGAGCTGGGACGTAAAGGCCCCTATCACCGCAGCGTTACCTTCCCTATTGAAGTCACTACAGAATTTGAGCTAACCTCTCACTCTGGAGACTTGATTTCTCATACGGAAGATGGTATTTACAATACTAGCTCTCACCCTTGCGGTGGCGGTGGTAACCTTGCAGATGCCGCAATTCGTATTTCGACCTGCGAAGGAACCAGAATCTATCTGGGCAACAAGAACAAGCTATCCTCTGTAAACTATACTGGTGGTGATGCTGGTGGTGGAAACGTCTCTGTTTCCTACACATACACTACCTTTAATGACTTTACTGTGGTGCATACTCTAGACCCCCATGCAAGTGGTACGGCCTGGTGGGCTGCCCGTGGAACATACTTGTCCTAAGTAGTTAAAAATTAAGGGCGTAGTCCACTAGGATTACGCCCTTTTTTCTTACCTTTTTAGCCTGTGTCGTGTATAATATAAGGGGTCACCCCTGTTTTGCGATAGCCCAACGTCGCCCATATTACAGATTGGTGGGGCGAGTAGAATAGAGAGACCTTGACCACTAGGATTCCAGAGGATTTTATGGATAAGCATAGAGCTGAGATATTACTATATCAAATCATGTCGGGATACACTAAAGTCAGTGTTGCAGAAAAAACACTGTTAGTTCAAACCCCCACTCTAGCCCAAAAACGAGAAGCATTCGAGGTATACCAGCGAGCATATGACAGCTCCGCCTACGACCTCTGGATGACAGATGCTCAAAACAAAAATCTCCTCGTATCTCTAGGCGTAATATCAAAAGAAATAGACGAAAACTTTAAGGAAATTGAGAAGAGAATTGAAGACCTTAAAGTAGACATGTTCGAATGTGCTTTCGACACCAAGAAGAAAGAGACCGCCCGTCTCCTCTTGAATAAAGTAAGAGATAAGCACATAGACATGCTAACAAAACGCCACCAATATGACTCCACAACCAGACATGGTTATGCCGACATAATAAAGGCCCAATTCCTAATCGCCTCTACCCTCACAGATGAGGACGGTCGCCCACTCTTTGATAACCCCCACACTGCTACTTTCTTTCTGCTTGAAAAAGTTATTCTTCAATTAAACCAGAATAGAGTTAACGAATCAACCTTTCGATATATAGCCAGGTTAGAGGAGTGGAGGGGATATTGGTCACTAGGTAAGGCGACAGGTAATCCTTTTGGCAAGGCCCCCATATTATTGTCTGATGACCAGAAGCTCCTCTGTCAGATTTCCCGTATGTATGATAGTGCCTATGAACATACTGAGTGTCCTAGCGATGTAATTATTGAGGACGATGACTGTTTCGACGGTTGGATGATTAAGGAAAGACGTAAGAATGAACAAGAAAAGAGTAAGAAGATGGTAGAAGATACAGCAGGAAAGAAGCATGGTAAGGCTCAGGAACTATTTATTGTTACTGGTTCCAAAGAAGATGCTAGAAAAATCAACAGTCTTAATGATGCCGAAGCACGACTTGTGAAGAAGCAAAGAGAGGCTGCCCTTAAGCAAAAGGGGACTATAGCAGAATCTGATTTGCCCGACCAAAAACGTAAGTTACAAATTGAAGCCTCTCGGATGATGTCTGAGACAATTAAAAAGGGTAAGGGAAAGTAGGAAATAAAATGGAAAAGAAAGAAAACAGAGAAGAAATGCTAGATTTCTTAAAGATGAAAAAGCTAAAAGAGGATGCCAGAAAAGTTAATCAGGCTCGCTCCGAAGCTAATTCTAGTAGGAAACTAGAGTCCGTCATACAAAAGAAATGCCAGACTACGATGATAGGGGCCTTGGCTCGTTTCGAGGAAAGGTTTGGTCATTTGTGGGGACATGAGTCGGTCGATGCGCTGACTAGTTCCGAAAAAGTGTGGAGAGAGATTTGGGAGGTTGTTAGGACTGAGGTTCTCAATAACGGAAATAATCAGTTGAGGGGCATTAAGGAAGAATTGGCTAGATACACAGTAAACTATAAGGGTTATGAGATTAAATTACCAGTAAAGGCTATCGTGATTACTGGGGAACCAACCAAGGAGCAGAGCGATGAGTAAAGTTATCAAAACTTTTAAGATTGAAAAAGAGATTGATGTACCTGGAGAAGGAAAGGTAACTCAGGAAGTTGAGTATGCCGTTTTTGAGCCAACCAACGAGGATTACAGAGATGCTCGTAAGGTTTACAACACAGTATTTTCTGACGCCGTAATGTCGGGAGCTATTGTCCGAGAAAAGATGGACGAAGTGTTGAGGAAGCAGGGCCTTTGGAGCGACGAGAAAGAGGCGGAATTTCAGGCTTTTCAAAAGCAGATTTTCGACAAGGAGAAGCAGTTGGCCTCCGGTGGCGTCAAACTTTCCGAAGCCAAGGCTATCGCCCTTGATATTGCTGAGATTAGAGGGAACATGTCAAAGTTGCTATCTCCCAAGATGGCCCTAGATGGCAATTCTGCCCAAGGACAGGCCGATAATGAGCAGTTCAACTGCTTGGTTTCTCGCTGTGTGGTGTATAATGATAGTAAGAAGAAGTTCTTCAAAAACTATGAAGACTTTCAAAATAGCATAAGGTCTGATGAGGCGATTCAGGGCGCCAATATTCTCGCCAAGTATATGTATGGTGTGGATGATACCCAGCAGAAGAATCTGGTGGAAAACCGTTTCCTTCTGGACTTTGGTTTCTGCAACGACAAACTTCAACTAGTTGACAAAGAGGGTAAACTGGTAGATAAGAAGGGGCGTCGCATTGATGATGAGGGGTTCCTTTTGGATTCAGAAAACCAGCGGGTTGACGAAAACGGCATCCGTATAAGCAAGAAGGGGCACTACCTTGTAGACGCTAAGCCCTTTCTTGATGATGACGGCAATGAAGTAGAGACGACTTGGAGCTATGCTCAAGACGAAGAAGTGAAAACTCCTTCTGAATAATAAATAATGGATAGTGGTTATACCGGAAGACTTTCTCAGCTAGAGGTCTACCCCGGTATGACCACTTTTTTTATAGGTACACATAATGGCAAACGCATTTAATCTAACGGCAGTACTAAACTTCGCCGGTCCTAATAATTTGGGTCCCGTGATTTCTCGTGCCAATAAAATGTTGAGGCAGGGCCTAGATACAAACATAGGCCTTAAGCTGAGTACTAATAGTACGAAGCAGCTAGGGGCCCTAAATAGCCAACTTGTCAAAATTAATACCAGTCTTCAAAACATTAGTGGTAATGCTAAACTGGCGTCTGAATCCTTAGAGAAAATGTCGAGGTCTGCTGGTGGGGCTGCTCTTAACGTAAAGAAGGTGTCTACAAATTCTAAGGGTATTTCTAAGGAAATGGATAAGACGGCTAAGTCTACAGAAAAAGCCTTAACTCAAATGGAAAGTTTGGGCAAGGCTGGTGGATTGGCGTTGAAAAGATTTCTTGGTTTCACCATTGCTACTGGCGTAGTTTTTGGTTTCGTCAGAGCTATTACTAGTGCTACTGCGGAAGCTATTAAATTTGATAGGGAACTTGTAAAGATTGCCCAAGTTAGAGGAAGCTCCACTGCTGCCCTTGCTGGTCTAACCGCTGAGATAGAAAGACTGTCTAAGGCTTTTAGTGTTTCTGCTAACTCCCTATTGAGCGTATCTCGTGTTCTATCCCAGACAGGTCTGTCTATTCGAGATACTACGGTCGCCCTTGAGGCCCTTGCTAAGTCTGAACTAGCCCCAACCTTCGGCGATATTGAGCAGACAGCAGAAGGTGCTATTGCTGCCATGCGCCAATTCAGGTTGGAAACTGACCAATTAGAGGCGACCCTTGGTTCCATTAATGCCGTGGCTGGTAGTTTCGCCGTAGAATCCGAAGACATTATTGCTGCTATTCGTAGAACTGGTGGTGTGTTTGCCGCTGCCAGTGGAGATATCGGAAGTTTTGATAAGTCTTTGAGGTTGGAGAAGCTACAAGAGTTCGTTGCCATCTTCACATCTGTTAGAGCTACGACTCGTGAGTCTGCCGAAACCATTGCTACGGGCCTACGAACCGTCTTTACTCGCGTTCAGCGAGGTTCTACCATTGTTGCTTTGAAGGAGTTGGGCGTAAACCTACAAGATGCAGAAGGTAATTTTATTGGTACGTTTGATGCTGTCGCACAACTAAGTAAGGGGCTTTCTGACTTAGACCCTCGAAGTTCAAAGTTCAACCAGATTATTGAGGAGTTGGGCGGTTTCCGTCAGGTTGGTAAGGTTATTCCGTTGATTCAGCGATTTGCTGATGCTCAGAAGGCTCTTGCTGTTGCTCAGGCTGGAGAGGGTTCTTTGGCTGAGGATGCTGCTCAGGCCCAACAAACCTTAGCTGTTCAAATCGCTAAAGTGCGAGAAGAGTTCGGGGCCCTAATTCGTGACTTAACCAATACAGGTTCCTTTAGAACTATCATTGGCCTTGTCCTTAAGGCTACCACGGGCTTAATCAAACTAGCAAGTTCTATCAAACCTATCCTGCCTATCTTGGCGGCTTTCGCTGCCATCAAAGGTCTCTCTGCTATCAGAGAATTTGGTAGTGGATTTGTGGGAGGGTTTAAGGGGTCTTCAGGGGAAGGTTATGCTGATGCTGGTGGGTCTATCGCTTCTACTCTTAAGGGAGAAGGAGCGGACAGTCTTGGCAAGTCTACTGCTGTTAAGGCAAATACTGACGCATTGGTAGCCCTAACTACTACGATTAAGAATTATGGGGGCGCTCAAGGCTTCCACTTTGCAAGTGGTGGTACGGTGCCAGGCTCTGGAAATTCAGATACGGTCAGGGCAAAGTTGACCCCAGGCGAGTTCGTAATTAAGAAGAGTGCGGCTGCTGCTATCGGCCATGATAATTTGAAGCAGATGAATAAGAATCCGGCCAGGTTTGCATTAGGGGGATTCAGTCAGTATGCTTTAGCTGTAGTAGACCCATCTTTCCAGTTCGGTGCTATTGTAGGAGATGGTAGAACTGCTGGTACATCAGGCTTACAGTTAATTAAAAGTGGCTATAGTAAGGTTGTCAAGGATAATAGTACGGCTAAAGATAGGCTAAAAACGGAGGTCAAGGTAACTTCTGGTTCTTTGGAGGCTATGGCTCATATAGTTCCAGTTGATGCAACTAAAACTCATGCTATGGCTGACAACATTGTCGATGTTGCAATTCCAAACGCTATTCAAGGTGCCATAGCTACCTATGACGGCGTACCAGCTCCCGACCAAGTAATTATTAATTCTCTCAAAGCCCTAGAAGACCAAAGAGAGGCTTTAAAAGGAAATATATTTGAAGCTTCTATAAGAGCTTATACATCAACCTTTGCTGACAGAAAATCTCCACTACTTGACTTCCCTGAAGGTTTAGATGGAGAACAGCTTACGTTTTTAACTGGAACTTTGGGAAATGTCTTAAAAGACCTTCCTACAGACGCTAAAATCAACTTGAATCCAGACAATACAGGTTCCCTTATTGGAAAGGCTATCAGTTCTGGTGCGCCACTTATCAGCCAGAATAAACTAACGGAGTTCACGGACGAAGAAACGGCTGCCGCTGAGGCAGCAAAAAATAAGAAGGCCAAGGGCGGGCAAGTCGATAGCATCAACGCCCTTCTAACTCCAGGCGAGTTCGTCATCAATAGGGGGGCCGCAAGTACGCTGGGAGCCAAGAAACTACACGAACTAAACAATGCTGATAAGGTACAAAAATTCAATACTGGGGGACCAGTAGGGCGAGTTCATAGAAGATTTTCAGGTGCCACTTCTACTCAAGTTGTAGACCCATCCATCCTAAATAGTATTAAGGCACTGGGGGCCAACAGTCAAAGTGGCGCTGATACAATCAGACAGTTGACTAATGAGGCGATTAAGGTTGGGGCAACCTTCAAGGAATTGGTTCAGGTGTTGTCTGCTGCTGTAGAAGGAGCTAGGAATGCCTCCAGAATACCTACCGGGAGTAGGGCTGCTCTTTCTCCAAGAGTAGCGGAAAGTCGGGCAGCTAAAAGGGCTGGACAGTCTGCCATTTCTGATATTCCAGGCACAAGGGCCGAGGCTGAGAATCTTGAGAAGTTGTACACCGATGCGCTAGATGCGATAGCTAC